CCATTCGACCGGGATCACGGCGTCGAGTGGCAGGAGCCCAGCAAGTTGCGCCGCCTCGACAAACCAGCGCCAGATCGGCTCGCAGAACATCGGGATGACGGTCTGCCATTGCAGCTGCTCGACCATCCGGCGGAATTCGTTCAGGCCGACCCGGCTGGACGAGAAGTTGTTCTGGCTGAGATCGCCCGTCATCAGCGCGTAAGGAACCCGGAAGCCGGAGGCGACGATATGCATCTGGACCCGGTTCCATTCATAGACGCCCGCCGTGCTGGCAGGCTGGTTGAACTTGATGTCCTTGCCCCCACGGGCATAGGCGATCAGCCCCGGTTCGAACTGCTCGACCTTGTTGCCCTGACTGTCCTGGACGACAGGTGCGACCGAGGCTTGGGTCTCGTCATCCCCGAAGACGATGCCGACCAGGCAGGCCTCGGTCTTCTTGCGCACCAGTTCCGCGGCCTGCCAGTCGCCCAGATCGCGCAGCGCCAGCATCGCCGGCGCGCCCCAGGGCACGCCCCGGCTTTGAACACGCTGGCGTTCGAAGAGATGCACGACCCGGGTGGACTCGATCCGCTCGGATTCGAAGCGCCGCCGGATGGCGCGGTTGGTGCCACCCGGATGCTGCGGGAACATCCAGAAGGCGGTGCGCCGCCCGCCGGCGTCGAACTCTATGCCTTGGTCCGTGTAACCGCCGCCCGCGATCTCCTGCACCCGGCCCGTGTCGAGGTGGTCGATCTCGCGCAGCTGGATTTGCAGCGGGACGATCCTGCCTGTGCCGCGTGGTGTCGCAATCTTCAGCGCGAGGATATCCCCGGCCTCGACCATTTCCCGCACCGCGAGGTTCAAGAGCCCGTGGAAATCGGTGTGGCCATAGAAGTCGCAGTTGGCGGCGAACGACCGCCACAGCGCATCCACCCGCTTGTTCAGCGCCTTGTTGCCGCTTGCCGCGCGGGGCCGGATGCCCGGGCCGACGATGTTGTTGACCAGCACCTGCACCGCCTGCGCCGCCAGGGCATTGTTCCGGACCAGATCGCGCGAGCGGTCGCGCAGCACCGGTCCCGCGACGGCGATCTCCGCATCCGCCGAGGCATTGCTCCCGCGCCAGCCTTCGGTGACCCGGGTCTTGCCGCCCGCCTCATAGCCCCGTCGCAGATTGGCGATCACGACCTTTGCCGCATAGCGGGAGGCCGCGCGCCGGGGGGCAATCCAGGCGAGGCCCGCATCCAGCATTCCCCAGCGCACACCGTCCGGCTCGTTTTGGTTCCCTGCCATCATCCCCTCCGGAACGTCGCAAAGCGCCCGACCGGCGCGGGTTGCCCGGCGCTGCTCGCGGCCAATTCCGCCGCAACGATCCGGATGCGGCGCAGCAGATCGTCGCCGGTCGGATAGGTCACCTCCTTGCCGTCCGAGAAGCGCACCCGCAGCGTCCCGCTGGCATAGGCCGCCTTCAGGGCGTCGAGATCAGCTTGCGTCCAGGCCATGTCAGAACCACTTCTTTCTGCTGCCCAGCCACGGTATGGCGGGCCGTTGCGGGGCTGTCGGGGGAGCAGCCCGGTTCGGCTGGCCCGCCGGGGGCAAGTCTTTCGGACCCGTCTCGGAAGCCAACTGGTTCTCCAGTCCCTGCCAGCGGTGCTCGTCCCAGCGGTCGATGCCCATCAGCCAGGCAGCCGCCCGGGCATAGACCCGGCAATCCAGCGCCTCGTTGCGCTCGCGCGTCTGCTGCCATTCCAGCCGCTGGAAGCCTTGCCGGGTCTTGATCGTCATCAGTTGTTCGGCGGTCAGCTGCTTCATCCATTCGGCGGTGGTGCCTTTCGGAATATGGACAAATCCATGCGGCCACTCAGCCCCCGTGGCCAGTTCCTCGTCGGTCGGGGCCACAAGCCGCAGAAACCGGTAGGTCTCGGATTTGAACACTGCCCCGGCGACCTTCCAAAGCTGCACACCGCGCCGTAGCCTGCGTCCGGCTTCTGTCACTTCCACGTAAGTCGGCCCATCGACCGGCGTGGATCGGTCGAACCCCGGCACGCCCTTGATTGCGACGACCTGCCCGCGCCCGGCCGCCCGCACCCAGGAATAGACCGCGTCCGTCGTGACCCCGTCGCCCGAGTCGATCGCCATCCGCGCCAGCGCCATCCGGCAGCCCGAGGCATGGTCCCATGTCTGGCCAAGGAAGGCCGACAACTGCGCCCAGACCTCGGGCCGCGCCGTATCTCCCTCCATGACAACGTGATCCACCAGCCACGACCGCAGGTTCCGGCCCCAGCCCCAGACGTCCACTTCAATCCGGTCCCGCTGCACGTCGGCCCCGGCGGTAAGAAGCAAGACGCCGTCTGGTGCCATGCCAAGCTGCCAGTCGGTCCGCCGTTCATAGAGCCGCTGCCAATCTGGCGCCTCGCCACGTTCCTGCCAGGTCTCCCCAAGGATCGTGTTCTTCAGCGTCTTCATCGAGGCGTCGTTGCCCTGCGCCCCTTCCCAGCTGCGCGCGATCTCCTCCCAGGACAGCCACCCAAGCGGCGAATAGAGACCGGAGATGTGATAGCCGACGGTGCCTGCCGCCCGCGCGGTCGCCACAACCCCGGGTTCGGCCGTCGGCAGCCATTGCGCCCCGCCGCGTTCGTCCATCATCGCGGTCTTGTGCCGCTCGGCGATGGGCGCGTCGCAATGCTCGCAGAGATAGGCCGCCGTCTCGGGCTTGCCTGCCTCCCAGCGCAGGCGCTCAAAACGAAGCCATTGCAGCGCCCCGCAGTGTGGGCACGGTACGTGGTAGCGCTGCTGATCCGACAATTCCCACTCCCGTTCGATCCGGCTCAGCCCCTTCACCGTGGGCGTAGAGGCCAGAAACACCTTGCTGCGATGGCCGAAGCTGATCGTGCGCGCCTCAGCCAGCGCGATCGGATCGCCCTCGCCATCGACATCGCCCGGATAGGCATCGACCTCGTCCAGAAAAACCCAGCGTGCGGGCATCGACCGCAGCCCGACCGCCGAATTCGCTCCGGTCAGAACCAGCTGGCCCCCGGGGAAGCGCTTGCCGAGGATCGTGTTGCCAGAGTCCCTTGACCGGTTCGGCATCACCAGAGCTCGCAGATCGGGGCTTTCCTCGATCAGCGGGTCAATCCGTTGCTGCGACAGGCGCTTTGCCAGATCGGTCGTCGGCTGGACGGCCAGGATCGGCCCGGGCGCCCGGTGGATGCAGAAGCCCATCCAGTTGTTGCCCGCCTCGGTGGCCCCGACCTGTGCCGCCTTCATGAACACCACGCGGGACGCCGGGTGGCGCGGAGACAGCGCATCCATGATCGCCCGCATGTAAGGCGTGCGGGCTGTCCGATAGGGCCCCGCCTCGGAGGCACCGCGCGATGACAGGATGCGGTGCCGGTCGGCCCATTCTGACACGGTCAGCGCCGGATCGGGGGCAAGCCCGGCCTTCCAGGCCCGCAGCACCGCCTCGGCCCCCTCGAAAGCGTCAGCGGAGCTCAATCCGGACCTCGGCCATCTCCGCCAGATGCGCGCGCAGATAGGTGTCGAGCAGCAGTTCCATCCTATGCGCCTCCACCCCGAGTTCTGCCGCCATGTTCGCCGCCACCCGGGGCGGCCAGCCGAGCCAGGCATCCCGCTCGCGCCGGGCCAGATCGAAGACCATGCCGGTCGCGCGGGCCCGGTCGACCAGATCGCCCTTCATCTTCTGCAGGCGGACTTTGGCCGTCTGCGCCTTCAGGACCTCGTTCGCCATGCGCGCGCGGAGAAACGACACTTCGCCGGTTCCCGCCTCGCCGGGCTCCGGCTCCGCGCCCGCTTCCTGCAGCGTTTCCGCAACGGCGCGGATCGCCGCCGTGGGCACCGCCTTGGTCGCCGCCCGCGTCGTCGCGGCCATGCGGGCCCCCAGTTCCTTGGCGTGTGGGCCGCGCTGGCGGGACGGATCGGTCTGGCGATCCCACTGCGCGTCGGCCTTCGCGGGGTCGATGGAGCCGTCGGGTTCGGGCGTGATCCGCCCGGTCGAGATGGCTTTGCGGACCGCGCTTTCGACGCAGCCGCGATGTGCCGCGTACTGCCGCCGCGAGATGCCCATTCCAGTATTTTTCTCCAACTAATCCAGCGTGTTGCAGTTGCTCTTTGCGGTCGTCTCCCCAGTGTCAGGTGCATTCGCAGCCCCGAAAGGAGCCTCTCGATGACCGCCCACCGCGCCACGCCCATGACCGGCTTTGAGGCCAATTGCCTCGCCGCCGCCGACCATTTCATCGCCTGCCGGGGATCGAAGCCCGCGACCCGCATCCGCGAAGCCTTCGCCACCCTCGCGCTGGCCGAGGCCTTCGCCGCCACCTTCGGAGACCGCCGCACGATGATCTACGCGGTGACCGCCGAAGGCCGCTCCGCCCACATCAAGAACGCCTGAAAGGAACCCAAGCGATGACTAATCTCTCCGCCTCCGACCTCACCAAGCTGACCGTCCTGATCGACGGGCAACCGCGCGGACGCCTTGCGACCATCGCGAAGACCGTCGAGCGGCTGACCAAGACCCTCGCAGAGGCCCTCGGCGATCCCGACGCCACCGCCAAGGTCCTCGACCGGGCGCTCACCTTCGAAAGCTTCGGCGGGGCCGAGGCGATCCTGAAAGCCGCCCTCAAGGGCAAGACAGGGGATGACCCTGTGCCGGTCGAAGCCGGCCAGACGGGCGCGCCGGAAACCGCCGCCCCCGCCCTGACCTCCGACGCGCAGCGCCGCCGGACCAAGGCCACCGCCGCCATGGAAGCCGCCAAGGCCGGCACCTTGCCGACGCCGCCGGACTTTTCCGCGCCGACCCACGCCCGCTTTCGCGGGAAGCTCGAGGGCCTGATCGCTCTTGCCGAGCGGGGCGACATCGAGGGCCTGCGCGAGGTCCCGATCAACCCGGTCTCGTCGAGCCCCAAGGCGCTGGCCCGCTACCGCGACCTCGCGGTGCTCGCGATCAAAGCCCGGGACGGCCGGGCATGAAGATCATCCGCAGTTTTGAGCCCGGCGACCGCTATCGC